ACTCTAAACTTAACTCTCTCACCTACTTTATATTCTTCTCTCAAACCTTTCATATATAAAAAGTTATCAGCCAATCCACTCATTGTTAATTCATTCAATGAACCAGTAGAGAATGATGAATCATCCCAACGAACTTCTAATTTAGGTGAATAAATTGTATGTGTATTTCTTGAGAAAAATTTTAGATGTCCGAAATGAGTTGAATCAGTTTCTTGTGTTCCATTGAATCTAATCAACATCCCATAGTTTTGTTCTTCACCATTTAACCACATACGAAACATATTAGTTACTTCTACATTTATATCAGGTGATTCATTATCAAAGTTTTGAGCAGAAGCACTAACAGTTAATACAGTAGTACCTGCATTAGCCCAAGCTGTTGCAGTTCCACCAATTGGATTTGTACGATTCTCCCAACTACACCCATCTGTATTTTTAGGGTTGTCACCAAACTTACCACTACCCTCTTTCCAAGATTGAGATATTGGTTGAATGGCTAATCTGTAAGATGTATCGTTCAGTTCAGCATTACCTTCAGCCTCATAAAGTCTTAAATAAACTTTAGTACCACTTACTCCATTTGCAGTTGTAGGTTGAGGTATAGTTCCATCAGCAATTGATTTAGATAACTCTGTAAATTCAGTTCCACTAAAATTAACTAATGCTCTTGTTGGGTAATTAAATGAACTATTATAAAATTCTTTTTTGACTTCAAGTATTTGGTCTCTTCCAAAGTTTTGGTCTTTAAAAGACTCACCATCTATTGTTGATGAACCACTTGAAATCCAAGTGTCTTGTGTTGGAAAAATAAAATGATGCATTATCTAACTCTCCCTTGTATGTTTTGGTTTGGATTCTTTAATTCAAAAACCGTTGGTGTTGATATTTCCGGTGGTCTAATTATAGTTTTATCTTCAGAAAGTGCACCATCAAAGTTATATTTAAAACCATAACCAATACTACCTTCACCTGATTCTCCTGACTGATTTATATAATTATCTTCATCATCTCTTGAATAAGTATAAGTAGAATTAGGTAAATCTGCATCAGCATCAGTACTATTATAATCATCTTTCTGAGTTATGGTAACATGACCAATAGAACGAACACCTTCCACTCCCATTAATTCAAATTCTAATTGACTCTTAAAAATGGGTTGATTGAATTGCATTTTTTCAACTCTAAAATAATCTTTTATTTTTTGTATACAATTTAATTTAACTTCTTGTTTATTTGCATACTTTTCAGCAATTACATCAAATATAACACCAAAGTTAACAATATAACCATCATTTAAAATTACAACATCTGTCATTAATTTAAAATTTTCTAAATAACTTTTTATATTATTTGTTAAAGTTAATGGTAATTTATCATTTGTTAAAGTTGTATCTGTATGTGGATTACCAACCAATTGTTTTTTATTATTATATCCTAATACATAAATGTTTATTGTTCCTAATTCCAACTCTCTAGCCAAATCAGATATATCTGGTTTAGCTGGAATAGTCTGAAGTTCTAAAAGTATTTGAGTTTTAAGACCCTCTACATCTTGATTTTGTACATAACTACTAAACTGAGGATCATTTACATAATCAGTTAAGTGTAACCTCACAGCATCACTTTGTGATACATATTCGTTAAGTAGAGTTAAATTGGAATCACCTGAAACAATAGGTATTTCTCTCGTTACATATGCTTTAGCTATGTTTCCAAACTTACTTGATATGTTTAGTACTCTAGCTTCATAATCTTCTTTTGTCACACATCTGTTTTGTGTAGTAAAAAACGCTTTAGCTCTTTCTTTTATTTCAATTGTATCCTCTTCATCTTTACCACCACGAGCTGGATTATTATTTGTAACAGTATTAAGTGTAGCTCCACCATCAATAGCTGGTGTAATAGAAGTTGGTAAATTTGTTAAGTCACCACTTGGTACATTTGAATTGATACCACCACCTACTCTATAAGTTATTGTTAAATTTATATTGTTTGGCGTTTCACCTAATGTTGAATATTCATTACCCAACAATGGGTCTATAGAATTATTTAAATCATTAGTTTGTCCTGGAATAACAATTCCAATTTGTTCCAAATCAATATACCCCTCATCAACTAATTGACCATCTTTAAGTACTCCATTACCAAATACTAATGATGTAGTATTATTTTGATTTGTTTCACGAGTAAATCTTTTTGGTGTTGTGATATATTGTAAAGAAAATGGAACTGCAGTTTCTGACTGAAGTCCATCATTTGAACTATTGTCATAAGCAGAACTTCGTGTATTATCATCTGTATAATGAGTTAAAATTGGAACTTTATCCTGTGCTAGATAATCAACTTCATACCAATTATTTCCATTTGAATCAACACAAGAAATAATATCAATAACATTAGTATCAGGTATAGTAAGTGTTTTAAATTTTTCAGGTATTCCAACTTGAAATGTAATTGTTTTCTGTGTTGCACTGATAGCTTTTGCAGTTCTTGATAATGTATAGGTTGAAGCTAAACCACTATCATCAGATGAAGCTATTGTTTCCGTATCTGTTGAACCTGTTATTCTAAAATCAATTGGTTCTAATGTTGTAAAAATTGTATCAGAATTTGTTGATGATTGTATTTGAATACCAGGATCAAAAATACTTGCGTTTGAATAATCAACCTTTGAAACGTCTCCACTTGATACATTTACATCTGATGTAAAAGTTAAATCAACATATGCTGGAACGATTGGTTTTACCTTGTAACCAAACATTTTAGCCATAGTGATTATATTCTGTCTCTCTTCTGCTAATGGTAATAACATTTCTTGATATTGTTTATCAATATAAAATGATAAAACATCACCAACATAAGCATTCATTTCCAATAACATCATACCAGGTGATGTTTCATTAAAATCTCTATATGTATCTGGAAAATAAGATTTTGCATAATTCATTAAAGATTGCTTTAACGCTCCAAAATCTTTATTTAAATAATTTACGTTTGATTCTTTAAAATTCTCTTTACCATATGTTGGCATTATCTATCTCCCTCTGATATGTCACTACTAAAATCTAAAGTTACTGAATCCAAAGTATTTGGATCTTGTATAATATTAAAAAATATTTTTACTTTGATTTCATTCACTCCAATATCCGTTGTATTATCTCTACTTAAAACTTGTATGTCATTCACCTCAACAAAAGGTAGCCAAAATTCTATTTTATCTAATATAGCATCCTGTATACCAATTAGATTTTCATTTGCAATATTTTCAAACAATAATGTTTTTAAATTCAAACCTAAATTTGGTTGAAAAAATCTTTCACCTTCATTGGTGTTTAATAAATTTCTGATATTATTTTTTACAGCTTCAATGGTTGTTGATGTTGATGCGAAAAATCCACCTAATGCATCATCTCTACGAATTGGTAAATCTATACCAATTTTAACTTTATTATCATTATCTTGAATATATGGTTTTCTTGATGTATCTCTAATAGCCATTATAATAATTCCTCAATTTCTTCTCTAATTAATTTTACAGTTGTAAATTGTTTCTGACCATCTTCATCTTCAACATTAAAGTTTTCTACGGAGTCTGGATCTTCACCTATATTAGCATATGCCTTAGATTCTAAACCACCTGAATCTTTTCCTAATTGAAAAGGTAATTTAGCTCCACCTTCCAATAAAGGAGTAACAGCTTTTTTAATCTCACCCTCCAATGAATCAATAGTTGCCCCAAGTCCAAGTGGGTCACCTATTTGTCTTAATAATTTTAAAACAGGTTGATATTCACCCAACAAAGTATCAAGTTCAATATTTACTGGTAAAGGTGGAGTTTTTAATTCTTCCACAGTAACTGGTGCGTTGAATTTTGTAATTCTAAATTCAACGTCAGTTAAAAATTTAACTATAGCTTCTTTAACATATTCAGCTTCTAAATCAATATAACTTCCATCACCTTCTTCAACCTCTAAGGGTGGTTGTCCACTTTCCACTGCAGCTTTTTTCTTAGCATCAATTAAATCTTTTTTAAATCCCATTATTATCTTCCATGTTTTTGTTTAGATTTTTCTTCAGTTTTTTTCAATACTTCACTATAATCTTTATTTAAAAATTGACTCATTGGGTCACTCGATGGAACTTGTTGTGGTGTATTCTTCATCATATCACCATATTGTCCACCAACTAATTCATTCATTCTATCTGAAGTAAACTCACTACCACCTAATGTTTTCCATTCACCATCTTGAGCTGTTTCATTCAATACATCATTCAATACTGAATTGTTTGTAAATGATTTTTTCTCAACTATTTTTTTAGGTTGAGATTGAGTTGGCTGTTTCAATTCAGTTATTACTTCTTGAATTGCCATAGCAACTTCTTCTCTGACGATTTGTCTAATTATTTGTCTTGTTGTTTTTTTCTTTTTCATAATTACCTCTATGTGTTTGGTTCTATAAAATGTTTTGTACTTGTAATGTTATCAATTTCTGTTATAAGAGTTCCAATTTCTTCACCCACACCAACTTGATAAGTTGGATCTGTTTGTATACCTGCTGGTTGTCCTGATGAAGCAATTTTTATTTTATCAAACAAACCTACAATTTTTGTTAACACGCTTTTTAGTTTATCACCTAACACCATTGACTCCATATCTCTACTTAAATTGTTTGGGGTCGGGTTACCTATAAATGTTCTCTCTGAACTTATTATAAAATCATTATTTGTAGATACAGTTAAATGCCTTCCAGCACCAATATGAATATCATTTCTCGATGATAAATAAATACCACCAGTACCACCACTTCTATTTGAATTAAGTGTAATTCTATCCGAGTGGAATAATATTTGATTATCGGAATAATCATATATCAAATTTTGTGCATTATTTTCACCATTTTCAGGTATGGTTGTTACTAAATCACTCATATTTCTATTGTTATTTGGTGATATGTCCGATGCTAATTTAAAACCCTCAAATGGTAGGTTAGATTCTAAATCTATAAATCCCCCAAAGTGTTGTTGTAAAGTACCATCAGAAGTTATACTTATTAAAGTTCCATCTTCTAATGACTCTACATTGTTATCAAAATCTCTAGCGTTAGACATAAAAATATATGGATTATCACTACGACTACCAATTCGTAAACTATTACCATGTCTTCCTTCTATTATATAATCACCTGTGGTTTCATTTTCAACAAAATTTCCACCTGAACCATCAAGTTCTTCTTTTCTTAATTTTATTAATCTTTTATATTTATTTTTTTTATTAAAGTTAAGACTTTCACCAGACAACCCTCGTGCACCAACTTCACCTATTGCATTATTTTCAAATATTTTTTCTGGAGTGTAATTTAAATCATCATTCCAAGTAGGACTATTATTAATTGTATTTAAAGGTCCTAAATAATAATTAACTTTACCAATTGTACACAACAATACAGGATCTCCTTTTGTTGGTACATCCCCATGATTTCTCAAGAGAGGAAAATATCTGTAATTTTCTTCCATTGAATTTTTGTTACTATAAACAACATCAGGATTTTCCATATGTGGTGATGCTATAATTGTATTAATACTTCTGTCACCCTTTTCTCTAAGACTATTAGTTGAATGTACTACCTGAACACAATAGCCAGGTGTAAACTGAATAAAAACAGGAATATTAATATCCGTTCCAAGAGTATCTTTAGTAGAAATTTCTGATAATGGTGTAATTATTGAACCCATTTAACTCTCCGTAATATTTGGGTTTATTGTTTTGTTTTTTATACCTTCAAGTCTAACTTGTTCGTTGTTTAAATCATCAACTGTATCTTGAAGTGTTGACATTAATTCTTCTTTTTCCGAATCTGATAATAACATTGATTCATCAGAATCACCTTGTGATTTAGAAATAATTCTTTGTAGTACACCAGCTAATTTGACAAGATGTTCATCGTTTCTAACTGCTGTATCCATATATTCCTTTATGATAGGAGCTACCATAACCACATCATCAATCGTTGTAATGAATCCGTGTATCTCTGATATTAACAAATCTATCTGAACTTTACGCTTTGTAGTGTTCTCATAGATGTCTTTTGTTAAGTCTTGAAAGGTTTTTCCTTCAAATATTTCTTTTTCGTCTGACATACAATCTCCTCAAGATGTAGTTATTCATATATAAATATAAAAATTGTAAGAAATTGTCTAAAATAAAAAACCCTCATTTAAGAGGGTTTAGTATTTAAAAGAATGATCCTGATGAATCTACTATTATTGTACCATCTTTATGG